CAAAGCCGTTCTGTGTGCTTTGGGGTGCTGTTAGTGATGGCTCACTTGTTGATTGCGGAGGTATAAAAAGAAGCTTTCCCCGTGGTGCAATTATTATTTATCGTGAATTTTATGGTTGCACAGGCAAAGCAAACGAAGGCTTAAAAATGGGAACCGCTGAAATTGCTAAAACTATAAAAGAGCTACAACTTGGCGAAAAAATGGACGAGATGAGAGCCGACCCCGCGATATTCGATGTTTCAAGCGGTCAATCAATAGCAAATCAGTTTGAAGCTCAAAACATTGGCTGGCTACCAGCTGACAATAAACGAGTAGCAGGCTGGCAACAAATAAGAGCAAGATTGACGGGCAATGAAGATGGGCAACCGCTTTTATACATAACTAAAAATTGCAAGAATTTACTTAGAACCCTTCCGCTTATGCAATATGATAATAGCAAACCCGAGGATTTAAACACAGAAATGGAAGATCATGCGGTTGACACTCTTCGTTATTTGTGCATGACTAAGCCAATTATTCCTGCCGAAATTAAAAAACCAATGACTTTGGAAGAATCAATCAAAAAAGAGCTTGAAATTAAAAAATTAATAGATAACATAAAAAAAGAAAATGAATTATTAAACAAAAAAAGAAAATGACAACTCAACAAGTCGAGCTACAAGAAGATTTAACATCATACGAGGGCGACAAAGCTTTGGTCGACATTTGGCGAAGAGAAATTGATAATGCCAAAAAATATCACGAAAAATCAAAAGAAACTGCAATAGAATTTCAGCAAATTTACGAAAAGCAAGAAAGCGAAAAAAATTATAACTCAAGTGCTTATCCAATTTTTTGGAGCAATACACAAGTTTTAAAACCGCTTTTGTTTAGTAAATTACCTAAAATCAACATTGCCCAAGCAAATTATAACGACGATGAAATTGCAAGAATATCTAGCGAATTAATTGAGAGATTGTTAAATTATTTATTAAAAGAATCAGATGCAGAAAATCAATTTGAAAAAATAAGAGATAGTTATTTGGTGGAAGGCATTGGAATACCAAGAATTGTATTTATTCCACCCGAGCCGATCGAAACTAAAATTAAAAAGAAAAAAGAAAAGCCAAAAAATGAAGATGATTATAATGAGGTTGAAAATGAAGATGAAACATCAACTAAAGATGCTTCCGAAGATATGGCAGAAGGCGAAAATCCTGACATGGAAGAAGAATCAATTTACGATGTAGATGAATCCAAAAAATCATTTAAAATTGAATTTGTTGATTATCAGGATTTTTTAAAATCAACAGAAAAAGAATGGTCAAAAGTTCGTTGGATTGCTTTCAGAAAATATTATTCAAGAAGAGAGTTAATTGAATATTTTGGAAATAAGGGGAAAAAAGTTCCTTTAAATAATAAGAAATATGAATATTTAGATGAAGAAGAGACCGACCTATATAAACTTTGTGAAGTTTGGGAAATATGGGATAGAGAAAATAGGATGTGTTATTTTATGACATTTGCTGGTGATGGATATTTATTAGACAAGGAAAAAGATGGCTACAACCTAAAAAATTTCTTTCCAATACCAATGCCGATGGGCTTAAATGACTCAAAAAGATTATTACCGCAACCGCTTTACAAACAATACAAGACCCATGCTGAAAATTTAAGCGAAATTGACGAAAGAATAGCTAGTTTAATTAAGCAAGTTAAGTTTACTGGTGTTTATAACTCACTAGCCGAACAAAGTGATGTTGAGGGAATAATGAACGGTGAAGATGGCGAATTTAAACCACTTAAAACCACCTCAAATATTGACGATGCAAGAAAATTGATTGTATTTAAACCCATTGCCGAAATCGTAAATGCAATTACAACTTTAAGGCAAGAAAAAATATCTCTAAAAGCAGATATTCAAGAAATCACAGGATTAAGCGACATTGTTAGAGGTTATTCTGTAGCTTCCGAAACAGCAACGGCACAACAATTAAAGGGTAATTTTGCAATTTCTCGTATTCAACCACTACAAAAAGAAGTTGAATTTACCATCAGAGATACCATAAGATTATTGGCAGAATTGGCGGTTGAAAAAATGTCAATGTTAGAGTTAATGGAAATAACTGGATTAAAAATTCATGATGTTGAGGCAATAGCAGAAGCCACTCAAAAAAATTTACAAATAACAGTTGAAGAAGCCAAGGCACAACTTAAACCTGAAGACCCACAATATCAAGAAAAACTTATGATGCTTTCACAACAAGCACAAGTTGGTTATAAAAAAACAATGGATAAAATTAAAGAGGATTTAAAAGGATTTGCCATTGAATACAAAAACCTTAACAAACTTGATAAGATGTTAAAATCTGATAAGTTAAGATGTGTTAATATTGATATAGAAACCGACTCAACTATAAAAATTGATCAAAACCAAGAAAAACAAGACAGAATTGCTTATATAACTACAATATCAAATATGGTTCAAGCAATGGCTCCAGTAGTTCAGAGCGGGGTAGTCTCAAAAGATGCTTTAAATGAGTTTATTATTTTTGCCTCAAAACCTTTTAAAGTCGGTCGCAATTTAGAAAACTTTTTAAGAACAGATGAAGAGTCTCAACCAACTGCTGGTGAAATGGTTGCTCAAATGGAAATGCAATTAAAACAACAAGAATTTCAATTAAAACAACAAGAAATCATGGGCAAACTTCAAATTGATCAACAAAAAGTTGACATTGAAAAAGCCAAATTATTAAATCAACAAAACGAATTTGAAACAAAACTAGAATTTGAGGATGTTAATAGACAAGCTGACAGAGAAAGCAAAAGACTTGATTTAAAAGTAAAAGCTGGAACGGAAATTGTTAATGAGCAAATCCGAAATGCTAACCAACCAACACAAATTTAATATGTTAAAAAAAGGTTCATCAAAGAAAGTAATTTCTGCTAATATTAAAAAAGAAATAAAAGCGGGAAAACCGCAAAAACAAGCTATTGCAATTGCATTATCTAAAGCGGGTAAATCTAAAAAGAAATAATTATGCCAAAAAAATCTGTTAGTTTAAGTTTAGGAAGAGGCGAAAAATCCCCAACTGGAGGTTTAACCGCCAAAGGTAGAGCAAAATATAACAATGCCACTGGTAGCAATTTAAAACCGCCAGTGAGTGCAAAACAAGCTCAAAAAAGCCCTGCTGATGCAAATCGAAGAAAATCATTTTGTGCTAGAATGTCAGGAGTTAAAGGCCCTATGGTAAAAAATGGTAAACCGACCAGAAAAGCATTGGCTTTAAAAAAATGGGATTGTTAAATGACAACAAAAAGATTGACTTATGTTGAGAAAAAAGGCAAAAAAATAGCTAAATGGGTTGAAATAAGCCCAGTTGCAAAAAGAAAATTGCCAACTGCTCAAAAAGAAGATTTGACTATTGATGGTTATATTAATAAATATGGTTCAATTTATAACCATGCCGACGGCAAAAATTACACTTCTAAACGAAGTTATTTAGATGCCTTAAGGCAAACAGGACATCATATTAAAGATTATTAACAAAACTTATTGACAATTATTATTAACCAACTATTTTATTATGGATACAGAAAACTACAAAAACGAAATGCTAGAGTTAATCAAGCAAAATGCTGATAATCAAGAGCCAGAAGCTGTTGAAAATCAAAACGAAATTGTAGAAGAAGCTTCTAATGATGAAAATCAGATAGAAGAAACACCACAAGAAGAAGAAACCGAAAATAAAGAGAGTGAAGAACAAAAACCAGAGGTTAATCTTGAAAAAGAATTATCAGGATTGCCAAAGGAATTAATCGAAGCTGTCAAAACATTTAAAGACCCTGAAGATAGGGAAAAAGCAATAAAAATTGCCAAGGAACAGCGTGCTAGAGAAGACAGGCTACATCTCCAATTAGGCAACACAAAAAAAGAGCTAGAAAATGTAAGCGGTTTGTTAAAAAATATAGAAACAAACCCCGCTGAAACTTTTAAAGCTTTAGCCAATAGAGTTGGTTTTGATTTAAATCAACTAGCCTTACAAAATACTGTTCAAGATGAGTTATATCTTACTCCTGAAGAGATAGTTAAAAAGGAAACGGCAAAAATAGAACAAAAATCTTATAGATTATTACAGGAAGAAGTTAATAAAAGAGAATCAAAAGAATTATTGGCGGAATTTTTGGAAGATCCTTCTCACAACGAGGATTTCATTGCTGAAAATCAAAATGAATTTGTCAATTTTTATAACAAAGAATTGACAAAGAATGGACAGCAAGAATATTATCCAAAGAAAACTCGCTTAGAAGCTATGAAAAAAGCTTATATTTTATTAGAAAGATTACAACCTGATTATGAAGAAAAAATTAGGAACAAAATTCTAAATGAAGTTAACAGCGAAAGGAAAAACAAATTTGATGAAGCTAAAAGGCAACAAAAAATTGTTAAACCCGTTTCTAATGCTAAGCCAATGACCTATGAGGAAGAACAAAAAGCTTTAATCCGAAAATATTTATAAGAATCATTATAAATTCTTAAATATTAAATTATATGGCTGGAAATCCAAATTATACTAACCTTATTTCATCAACTTTAGATAAGTTTATGAAAGATAAAATTACCTCTTCTGTAATTGGTAATAATGCACTACTTAAAGCTTTACAAAACAAAGGTAAAATTATCCATGAAAATGGCGGTAAAACTTTTGTTGAAAATATCGCTTATTCATCAAACTCAACCGTTCAATGGCAAGATCCAACAGACTTGTTAGACACAACTCCACAAGAAGAATTTACCACTGCGGTATTTTCTCAAAAATTTATTTCAGGAACTGACCAAATTTCTCAAAAAGAACTTTTGCAAAATGCTGGAGAGTCAAGAATTTTTAATCTTTTGGAAGGTAAAAGACAAGTTTTGCTTGATAGTTTAAAAAATCAATTAGGCTCTGCTTTATTTGGTGATGGAACTGGTTCAAGTGGTAAAACCATTGGTGGTTTACAATTGTTAATTGCTGATGACCCAACAACTGGAACGGTAGGCGGTATTGACCGCTCTTCTTCTGGCAATACTTTCTGGAGAAACCAAGTTTATGACTTTTCGACTTCAGCTGGTGGTAATGCTTCCGCAACTAATATTCAAGCAGGTATGAATAGTCTTTATTTGGCTTGCCAAGTTCAAGAAGGTTCTTTTCCTGACTTAATTCTCGCTGATGCTAATTATTTTTCATTTTTTGAAAATTCATTGCAACAAATCCAAAGAATTACAACTACTGGAGAAGGTAAATTAGGTTTTGAGCAATTAGCTTATAAATCATCTGCTGTTGTTTATGATCCAAATTGTCCGGCTAATCATATGTATTTTATAAATACTGATTATGTTAAATTCCAACATTTAAATAATCCATTATTTACAAAAGGCGAGACTCAAAGACCAGTAAATCAACTATACTATATAACACCAATTTATTTATATGGTAATTTGACTATTAGCTCTGCTAGAGTTCATGGTGTTGCTAAAAACTAATTTTAAGGAGAAAATATGTCTAATTTTGTTTCAATGGAACAAGAAATCATCAATCAAAAACTTGATGAAACTTCAACAACTCAAAATTTTCCTCTTGGAAAAATTATTAGAGCCAACGATAAAGACACTACTGCATATGGTGCTGGTGAATTTATTTATTTAAAAGGAGTAGCTTCTACTGCTGTTGGTTCTTGGGTTCTTTATAATCCTGATGATTATTCAACATCTTTATTAGTCGCTAATGATATTGGTTCTGTTGCTATTGCAATGTCCAATTGTGTTGCTAGTAATTATGGTTGGTATCAAATTAAAGGAAAGGCTGTCGGAAAAGCTTTAACAGGCTTTGTAGATAATGCTAATGTTTATTCAACTTCAACTGCTGGGTCGATTGACGATGCTGTAGTTGCTGGCGATAGAGTTAAAAATGCAAAAGGTGCTTCTGCAGTTGGAACTCCATCAACTGGATTAGCTGAGTTTGAAATTGATCGTCCATTTGTGGATGATGGTTTAGCTGCTTAGCTTTTTATTGTTAAGGGGGTTTTATCGCCCCCTTAATTTAATTTAATTTATACATTATGAATATCGTAGAACCAATTAATCAATATAGAGTAGAAGAAAAGGATAAGCTTATAGTCCAATTTTTTGACAAAAAAAGACAAATCACTAACGATTTCCTTGAAACAATTGATGTTTTAGATGAAAACAAAAAGC